GAGTCTACAGAGGCCATGACGCAGCTTCTATCGGGCAATCCGAACCTGTGGACGGTTATCGGTGACCTGTACGTGCGCGGTCAGAACTGGCCGAACGCGCAAGCCATTGCAGACCGACTCGCCAAGACCGTTCCGCCGGAGATCAAGGGCGGCAACGACGAGGAAGCCGACCCCGAGGCCATGATGGGTCAGATGCAAGGGGCAATGCAACAACTTGAGGGCGCATTGCAGGAGCGTGAGCAGGCGTTGCAGCAAGCGGCGCAGATTGTTCAGCAGCTTGAAGTACAATTGCAAGATGCGCAAGTTAAGCAGCAGACCGAGGAAGCCCAAGTGATGGACAGGACGAACGCAGAGATCATCAAGGCCGAAACCGAGCGGTATAAGGCTGACGCAAGCATTGAAATAGCCCGCATCCAGGCCGAAGTGGCGAAGGCTCAGGCTTTGCGTGAGCAGACCGGCGCGGATATTGAGACGGTCAAGAAGCTCATGGCAACGCTTGCCGACCGGATGAACGTGGAAATGCCCGAGCTTGAGGAAGAAAACAAAGGCCCGGAACCCGAAGAAGTCATGCTTGCTCAGCTTTGGGAGCAGCAGCAAGGCATGCAAGACGCGATTGCGCAGCTTGCGACTGCGGTGCAAAGCAAGCCGCCAATTGCGGTGGACATTTTGCGCGGGCCGGATGGACGCGCACAACAATTCGTGATGAGGCCTACAAATGTCGGTTAATTATCGAACTTCGCTAAAAACTACGCGTATGACGGCGGTGCGCGATGACATTGACAGCGGAACCGGCGCAGGAACGCTGGAAATCTGCACTGCGGCATATGCCTCGGTGCTGGCGACGTTTACCTGTAACGACCCTTGCGGCACGGTGAGCAGCGATGTTCTATCGTTTTCCGGCCTGACCAAGACTGCGACCGCTGGCAACACCGGCACTGCTGCCATTGCGCGGTTCAAGAATTCTGCGGGCACGGACATTGTGACCGGCCTAACTGTTGGAACTTCTGGTACCGATATCATCATCAGCCCGTCAACAACTATTACATCGGGGCAAACCGTCGAATGGACGGCTGGCACCATCACGCATAGCGCATGAAAGCGGTTAACCAGTACGGCCGCCAATGGGGTGAGCTTGACGCCATGAGGGCAAATCTCACGATTGATGGCCCGCTTTATCTCGCCAGCAAAAATGGCGTGCCTCTGTGCGGTAGGCACGTTTCGGGTCACGAATCTGTCTACTTCACCGCAGTGAACTGGAAAGCGTAAAATGGCAACACTTGAACAGCTAGACGCCTTGATTGTCGGCAATCCGCTGCTGCGCCAGCGGTTTCGCGCCGCTCGCATCAAGGCAGCGTGGTACGTCGTCAACGAAAATGCGCAAACGGCCAACCACGCTGCGCGCTTGGCGTGGGCCAACAAGATCATCGGCAACTATGAAGCCGATCTTGACGTCGAGTATCGCTGGCTGTGCAGCAACGCGACCGTCCAAGCCAGCCCGGCCACCACGACCGACAACGACCTCGATTACGTTGTTGCGGTGTTCCTGAATCAGTGGGCGGGGGTCTAAATGGCAGTCGCAAAGTGGTCCACGCCGAGTACGCGCTCATCTAATCTCGCAAGCACGACGCTTAACTCGCTTGCCAACGGTGGGGCTTCTGCGTTTATCGGCTACGACAACAGCAGCAATCTGGACCTTTACGCATTAGTGACGGTCAAGCTTGGGTCGATTACTCCTGGCACGGCTGGTAGCATCTCCCTACGGGTCTATGCCGGCGACGGCACGGACCTGCCGGATATAAACGGCGGCGAGTTTGACACCTATACGGCGCAGCTCTCCTCTGGCGCATCGGCAAAGGTCGTTATATTTAAAATGGCGCGGCTTTACCCAGTCCCCTGCCGCCTGCAGATTCTTAACAATTCTGGCGTGGCGCTCGCCGCAAGCTCAAATGAGCTATACGTCAGGCCGTTCAATGAAGATGTGAGCTAATGCCTCGCGGAACCAGTTTGTATGACGAGATGCGGTTACAGCGCCAGCTTGAGCCTGAAGCGCAGGATTACATCGAGCGCGTCGAACGTGCCGAAGGTCAGGCGACCGAAAGCGACGTTCGGATCGCCATCAATGATTTTGTGCGCGGCTGCAAGATCGACGGCACATGGAACGCGATCAAGTCGTCTTGCATCATGGCAGGCGCTCGTACCTTGACTGGTGCGCTGGTGCCGCTGGTGGGGACAGCCCCGACAAACTTTAACTTTGTCGGCGGCGACTATGACAGGAAGACAGGTTTGTTGGGTAATGGAAGCACGAAGTACCTGAATAGCAACCGACCTAGCAACGCAGATCCGCAGAACAGTAAACATTTGTCAGTATATGTTTCAACATCTCCAGCCAATAGCACAAATCAATACGTAATAGGGGGCGGGAGTGGACTTTCTTTCGATGACATTGGATATTTATTTATACAGGGAAACACGGGAATTACAACATATTCTAGGTCGGTTGGAGGCGACAGGGTTGCAAATTCAACCTCAATAACTGGCTTGCTAGGCATCTCGCGCGCTTCCTCTGCTCAATACAGCGCCATAATTGAAAAAATAAGTACACCTTATTCAAGAGCTTCGGCAACTCCGGGAAGCACTCCCTTAACTGTATTCGCTGACAACACTGGCGGTAATGTCTCGTTTTATTCAAACTGTCGCCTAGCCTTCTACTCCATGGGCGAAGCCCTAGACCTCGCTCTGCTTGACAACCGAGTAAGCGAATTGATGGGCCGCATAAAAACCGCGGCCGCGTGACATGCGCGCCGCCCGCAACCGCCCGCCGCTGATCGGAGACTGACATGCTGCGCGTCAGAATCCCGCGCATTGGCGTCCAGGCGGTCAGTACCGTATCTCTTGGCGCCACGGAGAGCCCAGACACAGCCAGCTTTTCTGTTGGGCTAAGGCAAGCAGTCGCGCTGGCCGCTACAGAGGCGCCAGACGTTGCCGCGGTTAGTGTTGCGACAAGAATTGGGATATCTCTTAGCGCAACAGAAGCATCGGACGTTGCCGACTTTACGGTTGCATTGCGTGTCGGCGTAACTCTCGGAGCAACCGAAGGGCCTGACATTGCCGCGTTTGCTGTTGGCGTTGTCAGCGCAGCGCCAGCGATAAACCTCACGGCCACTGAGGGCGCGGACGTTGCCGACTTTTCCGTAGCTGGCCCAGACATCGAGCAGACTGGGGGAGGTGCTGGTGACTACTTCACCAACGTCCCGAACTTTGCCCGCCGATGGGTAGATATCCGCGACGAGTTGGAGGAAAAGCCAACTCCTGAAGTTGTGCGTGAAGCGGCGCGGTCAATCGTCCAAGCGAAGCCGGACATTGAGCCCGCCGCCCTTCAGTCTCTGATTGACGAGCAACTGCGGGCGTATGATCTTCTTTCGTCGCTTGTTGTCATTGCGCAAGAAGAGGCGCGACGAGAGCTAGATCGGCTGCAAATAATTAAGCAGGAAGAGGAAGAAATTCAGCAGGCTATTAAGATGTTTGCAGCTTACATGCAATCAGGCGATAAATCGCCACAGTTCAATATAGTTTTATAGTACTTTCTGGCATCTCATTAATGCCAGAAGGCAAGATGACGAACGAAAACAGCGCGCCCTCGCAGGGGAATGAAGCGGAGTCGCTACCCGCAACTGAAGCCGAACAGGTTAAAACGGCAGGCCAAGAGCAGGCCAGCGAAGAACATCAAAACGAAGAGCAGGGCGTCGATGACGCAGAGCCGCGTGACGATGGGAAGCGCAAGCGTGGTGGATTAGGCGAACGTGCGCTGGAGTATCGGAATCAAGCCCGAGACTTGGCACGCGTCAATGAGCGGCTTCTAAACCTAATGGAGCGAACCCTAGCGGGCGATGCTCCGAAGGTGGAAAAGCCATCAGGCCCGCCGCAGCGTGAGAACTTCGACAGCTACGAGACCTACTTGGAGGCGAAAGCCGACTATCAGGTGGCCGCGAAGCTGCAAGAAGTTGAAGCGCGAGCGGAACGGGCACGCCAAGAGGCATCGATTCGTGAGCGTGAGGAGTCGTGGATCAACCGGCAGAAACAAGCCGCGAAGAAATACGACGACTTTGCCGAAGTAACCATGTCGGACGATCTAACGATCACTCCGATCATGGCTGAAGCAATCAAGGATTCCGATATGGGGCCTGACGTTGCTTATTACCTCGGCAAGAACCCTGACCTTGCGGAAAAGATCGCCCGTATGAACCCAGCAGCTCAAGTGCGTGAACTCGGGAAAATCGAGGCACGTTTAGAAGTGAATAAAGAGCCTATTAAGCGCGCCAGCAAAGCGCCCGCACCGATTGAGCCTATTGGCGGTGGCAAGGCATCCTCGGATGAACTTGGCACGATGTCGCAGTCTCAATACGAAGCGATGCGCAAGAAACAGGGCGCTTGGTGGGCAGGACGTTAAACCATACCCTGCGGGAATAAATCATGTCGAATACCCTTGCCACTACCTCACTGGTTGCCAAAGAGTGCCTGGCGATCCTGAAGAACATGCTTACCTTTTCCAAGGGCGTCAACCGCTCGTGGCAAAGCGAGTACGGCTCCAACATGGCCCGTGGTTATGCCACTGGCCAGACCATCAACATCAAGCGCCCGCCCCGGTATACGTACCGTTCGGGCCGCGTTGCCTCGCCGCAAGCGACCGTTTTCAACACGGTGCCGCTGACGCTGAGTCAGGGCGGCTGCGACATCAACTTTCCGTTGATCGAGCGTACGGTTAGCATCAGCAACCCCGAATTGCAAAAGGCGCTGCAAGCCGCTGTGGCCACCGTGGCGAACGAAATCGACCGCCAAGGTCTGGCGCTGGCGCGCACCGCCGTTGCCAATCAGGTCTCGGTCAACACGACCACGATGGTTCAGCCTGCGACGCAAGCGGAAGCGCTGGCACTTGCCACGCAAGCCGGTCGGATTCTGGATGACCACGCCGCCCCGCGTGACGGCCGCCGCAATCTGGTGCTGTCCTCGGGTCTTAATGCTTCGATGGTGCAAGGTCTTGCGGGTCTGTTCAACAACGCCTCGACCATCGGCAAGCAGTACGGTGTTGGCATGATGGTGGATTCGCTGGGCTTCAACGTCGGGATGGATCAGAACGTGGCCCGCCAGACGAATGGTGCTGCGACTGCGACGAACATCAACGGCGCATCGCAGACTGGTTCCACTATGACTGTGGCGGCGATCACTGGTGGCACTCTGGCTGCTGGCACTGTCATTACCCTACCGGGAGTGTTTGATGTCAACCCGCAGACCCGAGCTTCTACCGGCCGACTGAAGCTGTTTGTGGTCACTGCCGATGCGCTGCTGAGTGCGACCTCCATCGCGATTAGCCCAGCCGTTACCCCGACCGGCGCTTTCCAGAACTGCAGCGCCTCGCCCACTAACGGCTCGCCGTATGTGATTGTCGGCAACGCCTCGGTGAGCTACGATACCTCGGTCGCTTTCCATGAGGATGCATTTACGCTGGCGATGGTGCCGATGTTTGTGCCGCAAGACCAGAACGCCAAGGTCTCGCAAGAGTCGGATCAGGGCTTTACGGTCAAGGTGACTGAGTACTACGACGGTGCCAACGACGTGTCGAACATGCGTCTAGACGTGCTGTTCGGTTGGGCCGCGACCTACCCCGAGCTGGCCTGCCGGATTGGTACTACGGGCTAATTGTCTCGCTGCCATGGGACTTTACGGGGGCTTCGCGCCCCCGTTTTTTCTTAGGGATCAGGAATGCCGCGCACTGTAAGAGACATACTTACCCGCTCAATGCGGGTCGCCACTATTCTCGGGGCATCCGAGACGATGGACGGTAACGACGCATCCGACGCACTGCTGACGCTCAATCAGATGATGGATGCGTGGCAGGCGGAACGTCTTTTTGCCTACGAAATCTTGCAGCACACGCATCCGCTAAATACCGGCGTTGGCACGTATACCATCGGGCCTGGCGGAACAATTAACACAGACCGCCCAGTCAGGATTGAATGGGCGTTTACGCGTGATTCGCAAAACTATGATAGGCCGATGGAAATTGTGCCCGATCAGGTTTTTGCTGCAATCACGCTAAAAAATCAGGGCGACAATTTTCCGTCCGTGCTGTATTACCGGCCAAATTTTCCTCTTGGGACGATTCGCATTTGGGAGCATCCCTCGGCCAATCTGGTGCTGCATTTAGGCTGCTGGGTAACGCTATCCGAGTTTGCCGACTTGAATGCTTCTGTATCGCTGCCGCCAGGTTATGAGCAGGCCATTGTGCTGTCGATGGCTGAATTGCTTTCTCCAGAATACGGCAAAGAGCCGTCAGGAAGTCTGGTGCGCATGGCCGCAAAGTCAAGGGCGAACATCCAGCAAAACAATCTGCCAGACCCGCGCATCGGGTGCGAGTTCATGGGAGTGCAGCAGAATATGCCTGCGCCTTACTATCGTTACGTTTCTGGGGACTTTTAATGCGCGTGCCGTTTGCAGGATTTATCGGCCCCGCATACGCTGCCGCAAGCTGGAAAGCCAGCACTCAGCGGGCCGTTAATCTATACCCGGAAGGAGACCCGGAAAGGGGACTGGTCTACTATCCGGCCCCGGGCCATACGACTATCGGGTCAAGGGGATCAACTCCTGTGCTGGCGATGGAGCCAACGCCGTCAGGATTGGTCATCGTTACCGCCGATTCTGTCCACTTTGTACTGGATATTCAAAACGGCGCATTCGTCAACCCGGTGCAAGTTGGCACGACCGGTAGCGCATATGCGATTGTGGCGCAGGCTGGCGATCAAGTAATGATCGTGAACGGCAATCAAGGGTTCAGTTTTAATCGAACCGATGCCGTTCCGACGCTAACCACGATTACAGCGGATGCGTTCCCGCACAATCCGCAAAGCTGCACCGCCCTTGATGGATACTTTATCTCGCACGGCCCGAATAGCGACCAGTTTTATTGGTCATCTCCGTTTGATCCGCAGACATGGAACGCGCTGGACTTTGCCAGTGCTGAAAACCTAAACGACAAGCTGCAACGGGCTATTACGGTTGAACGTGAGTTGTACCTGATTGGAGCGCAGTCAACGGAAATCTGGGCGACTACTGGCGGCGAGGAAGTGTTCGACCGCATACAGGGGACTTACATCCCATACGGCACTGCGGCCCCACTATCAGCCGCTGTAATCGGACAAGCACTATTGTGGCTTGCGCAAGACACTAATGGCGGATCGGTCGTTATTCAAGCTCGTGGACTGCAAAGCAAACGCGTCTCGACGCACGCAATCGAACAAGAAATAGCCGGTTATGTAACCACGGCAGACGCTTATGCTATCACTTATCAACAACACGGACATTTATTTTATGTGCTGACGTTTCCGACTGCCGGGAAAACATGGGTCTACGATTTGGCAACGCAACTGTGGCACGAAAGATCATCTCTAGTCCCCGACCCTAATCAACCAGATCAAGCTGCCCCGATTAGCTACGTTGAAAGTTCATGGCGGGCTAGGTGCCATGCGTACTTTGCCGGTTACAACTTAATTGGAGATTTTCGCGGGCCGAACATTGCTCAACTGTCCACAAGAATCTACAGCGAAAACGGCGTGGACATGATTTGCGAGCGAGTATCTCCGCACGTCACAAATAAAGACGATTACATAACCGTATCAGCGGCCGAATTTATTTTTCAACCTGGCGTTGGTTTAGCAAACGGAAACAATGAGGATGTTAACCCGCAAGCAATGATGCAAGTTAGCAAGGACGGCGGTCGGCAGTGGTCAGCGCAACGCATAGCGCCAATTGGAGCGTTAGGCGAATATTTTGAATCTGTCAAATTTAACCGACTTGGCAGGTCTAGAGACATCGTAATTAAACTTAGTATGTCTGCGCAAGTTTACCGACCGATTGTTGCGGCATACATTGAGATTACGCAATGACCATTAGAATTCCGCCAATAACGACTCCGGTAGCCGGAGAAGGCGACGATGATGACCCGCGTTCTATCAATTCCCTATGGTATCGGTATCTGCAATCGTTGCAGCAATCCAAACCCGGCGAGGGCATTCCAGAAGCCCCGCAAGACGGCAAACTGTACGGCAGACAGGATGCCGCTTGGCAAGAAGTACCTAGCTCGGAGGATGTTGACTTAGGATACAGCGCAAACGCAACTGCCGGGACGGTATCAAACACAAGCGGGACTGGCTTTGTCGTGCCGACTTTTACCCGGCAAAACGCAGGATTGGTGCCTGCGCCAATTACGGGCACTGATACGCGATTTTTGCGCGAAGATGGAACTTGGCAAACCGCAGGCGGGGGGTATGAGTTTAACCCGAACGATGAAATAAACGCCGACATTTCGCGGTTTTACTTGCTCGGTGGGCAGGGCGCGCAATTTGTAGGTGCAGGCGGGTTAACTTTAACTGGATGGACAGTTAATAACGCTGACGGCAACAACGCCCCAAACGCGGCGTCAAGTTTTACCCAAGCAAGACGACTTGTAACCGCTTTTAGGACAAATTCGTTTTGGGGCGCTCGGGCTACGACGACAATTGCACCAGTAAAAATTGGTCAAAATGGGATAGGCGATTTTTCAATTGTGTTAGATTTTTGTAGATTGCCTACTCAATTATGGGATGGGCAATTTTTTACCGGCGCTAGTTCTGGGTCTTTATCCGACCCTATTGAATCGCACGCGACCGATTACGTCGGATTTATGAGGCCATCAACGCTTGGCAACTATCATACGGCTATTCGTGTTGGTTCAGCAACACCTACGTTAGTAGACACTGGAATTGGTCTTGGAGCAACTAACGGGTCCACCATCTATCGTTTTGTTGTTTCAAGCAACAACGGACAAGTGACGTTTAGTATTTTGTCGTATAACGGAACGACTAACCGCTTTGACGTTGTTGAATACACTTCAACCGTTACGTCAGGATTGCCAACAGTTACGCTTGCCCCAAGTTTTGGGGGGGCGGCGGCGCAAAATTTATCGGTCGGCGTGCAAAGGTTTGTTGGATGGGCTAGGCTGTAATTATCAGTTTCTAGGCGATAAACCGCCCCAAGAAAGCAAGCCTTTGTAATAGGCTCGAACGATAGGAGGCCGTATGGGTTGGGGAACTGCGTTATCAATCGGAAGCAACATTCTCGGCGGATTGATTGGCGGGCGATCTGCTCGCAGTGCTGCGCGTAGACAAGAAGCGGCGGCGCGCGAGGCCAATCAACTACTCGGACAGACGCAGGAGGCCAACTATGCCGACTTGTCTCCGTATCGAGATATCGGGACGGGTGCTACCGGCCGACTCGCCGCATTGCTTGGCGTTGGCGGCAGCGCTGAAGATCCGCGCTACGGCGAACTTACCCGCCGATTTTCCGCCGCAGACTACGAGGAAGACCCCGGCCTAGCCTTCCGCCGCGAGCAGGGGGAACAGGCGATCAACCGAAACGCTCTGGCACGGGGCCGGTTTAACTCGGGTTCCGCGCTGAGGGAATTGCAGCGATACAACTCCGGCCTTGCCTCGCAAGAATTTGGAAACGCATTTGATCGCTGGCGTGCTCAAAGTTCAGATATTGCCGGACGCCTTGGCGGTGCCTCTGGAATTGGTCAGCGTGCTGTCGAAAGCGGTAACGCGGATCGAGCAGCTCTACGCAGCCGCATTGCTGGAAACATTATCGGCATTGGTAACGCGCAGGCCGGGGCAAGAGTTGCGAGCGGGAACGCGCTAACGCAAGGGCTTGAAGGCGCTACCGATTGGGGCATGAACGCACTGCGGCAACGCCCCCCGATTCCTCGTGGCGTTAGCAACTATTCGCCGTTCCTTGAGGGCGAAGACCCGTTTGCGGGGCGGTAATGGCAGAACTTGACACGTCCATTTACGGTCGGATTCGGCCGTTCAAAACCGCCAGCCCTGATGAGCTGGAGCGTAATGCGCTCGCCATTGAAAACGCTCGGCAAGCTAATCGCATGAACGCGCTGCGGTTTGACGAGATGGAGCGTGCGCGCGCTGAGTCTGCGGCCGATCAGGAAACGTGGCGGGCCTACTTTCAGGCCGGCGGCGGTGAAACAAACCTAAACGCGCTGAACGTTCGCCCAAGCCTTCGAGTGGCCGAGGAAAAGCGATTGCTAGAGGCGGCAAAGCTGCGCGAAGAAGCTGCCGCGAAACGCGCAACGACTGGAAAGACCACGCAGGAAACTTCAATTGCCGCCGCAAATCGGCGGGCCAATCTTCTCCGAGGCGCTACCGATCAACAAAGCTGGACGATGCTGCGCGACATTATCGGTCAGGAGATGGGGCCGGATACGCTTGCCAGAGTGCCTGAGCAATTCAACCCGCAACTGCGCGACGCAATGTTGCAAGCCACGATAGACGAGGCGAAGCGGCTCGAGTTGCAGCAGAGCGGCGAACGGGATCGCAGAGCGGCAGCGAATGCCGAAGTGCTAATTGACGCGCAGGGACGCGCTACCGTAAACCCTGTCCTTGTTAGCGCTCGACGGCAAGCGGCAGAAGCCCGCCGCGCTCCAGTTGTTGCGCCGGTATCCGATGAGCCGATGCCGAACGACCGCGCGCAACTGTCTGCGCAGCTTGGCGTGCCGGTTGCGCAGCGCGACCCGTTTACAAACATGTCAGGCAAGGGCCGCGAAGCGTTTCAGCGCGAACTCTACAAGCAGGCCGACAAGAAGCTCACCGAGGCGGACGAGGGCGTATCTGCGGCGACGGCAATGGCGCGGGATGCGCAGCGATTCCTGCAACTGCAAGGGAACGTTACGATGCAAGGCCCGGTTGCTGGCCGGGTTCCTGCGTTTTCTGACGCCGCGCAGGAGATGGACGCGATCACGGCACGGATTACGCCGCAGATGCGTCAACCAGGATCGGGAGCGACATCGGATTTCGATGCCAAGATGTTCCAGATGGCGACCGTGGGCCGCACGAAGAATACGGCCGCAAATGAGTCGATTGCCACGGGCATCATCGCAAACGCTCGCAATGCCGAGGCCCGCGCACAATTCATGCGCGACTATGTGACCGTGAACGGTCACCTTGACGGGGCGGATCGAGAGTGGCGGCGCTACATGAACGCCAATCCTATCTTTGACCCGGCATCGCCTAACACGCCAAAGATCAACGAGTCGCGCCGGAGCTATCAGGATTTCTTCGGTGGTGCGCAACAAGGTGCGCCGAATTTTCCGCCGCTTGATGCAATTGAGGCCGAAATCCGCAGGCGTGCCGCTGCACGCGGGGGCCGCTGATGGATCTATCAAAGCTGTCTGATGATGACCTGATGGCGCTGCGCTCAGGCGATCTGTCTCGCGTTTCTGATGCTGGGCTGATGGCAATGCGTGGCGCTACTGCGCAAGCCGCGCCTAGGCCCAAAGCTACGGACACAGGGGGCACGCTGCAATTTGCCACGCCGTTTGGCCGCATTAATACGGGCGTCGGCCTTTCGCCCGGAACGACTAACTTTCTGGCGGGCATGGGCAAGGGCTTTACGGACGTTGCCCGTGGAGTTGGCCAGATGGCCGGTGTTGTCTCGCGCGATGATATTCGCCGTGCGCGAGAGCTTGATGAGGAATTGATGCAGACCGGCGCGGGGCAAGTCGGCAACATTGTCGGCACAGCCGCATCGCTTGCGCCGCTTGCCTTTGTGCCCGGAGCAAACACGTATGCCGGTGCCGCTGCTATTGGCGCAGGCTCAGGACTTGCCGCCCCGAGTGCTAGCACTGGCGAAACCATTGCGAACACTGCGATTGGCGGTGCCGCTGGTACTGCCGCGCAGCTTGCTGGCCGGTTGATCGGTGCGGGCTATCAAGGCGTCAAGTCACTGGCCGCGCCGTTTACGGAACGCGGGCAGCAGCAGATTGCCGCAAGGACGATGCAGTCGTTTGCGTCCGATCCGGCGCAAGCATCTGCCGCGCTTGCTGCGGCGCAGCCATCGCGCATTCCTGGCGTTCAGCAGACCGCCGCCGAAATTGCCCGCGATCCAGGACTGGCACAACTGCAACGGACGATTGCAAATAACCCGGACGCTGGCCGAGCTTTGGCGCAAAGGGCGATGCAAAACCGCGACGCCCGTGCCGCCGCACTTGAAAGCATTGCAGGAACTCCCGCGCAACGTCAAGCCGCTGTGGCGTCAAGGGAGCAACTAGCGCAAGATGCATATAGGGCCGCAACTCAAGCGACATATACCCTAGACGATCAATTGGCGAGCTTGTTGCAACGCCCCGCAATGAAGCAAGCGCTAGCGCGTGCTCAAACAGTTGCACAAAACGAGGGGCGACCGTTCTCTTTTACAGTTGAACCAACAGCGCCGTTTGCTGGTGTCGGGGGCAGCGCACCTCAATCGACGCGGCAAATTACCGGCCAAGGGTTGCAAGACCTCAAGATGGCAATGGACGAGATGCTGACCGACCCGGCATCCGGCTTTGCCGGCAAGAGCGGGGACGCGGTGCGCAACCTGCAAAAGCAGCTTGTGTCATGGATGGAGGGCGTAAACCCTCAATTTAAAGTAGCGCGAGAGGGATATCGCGCCGCTTCTCAACCGATTAACCAAATGGACATTGGCCGCGCGTTGCTGGAAAGGCTGCAACCTGCCTCGGGTGCGGTTGGCGAGCGTGGCGAGTCGTTTGCGCGTGCGCTGATGAATGCTGATGACCTTGCGCGAAGTGCTACGGGCTGGCGAGGTGCGCGGTTTGAGCAAATCATGTCTCCGGATCAGATGGCGACTGTCAACGCATTGCGCGATCAAATTGCCGGTGTTGCCAATGCTGCAAACCTTGGGCGTGCGGTCGGATCAAACACTGGGCAAAATTTCGTTTCGCAGAATTTCTTGCGGCAAGTTCTCGGGCCTACCGGACTGCCGGAATCGTGGGCGGAAAGTACGCTGCTAGAAAGCCTTATGCGCCCGGTTCAGTTTGCTGCGAAGGCCGGAGAGCAGCGGATCACGCCGCAGATTGCAAACGCACTGCTAGACCCGCAAGAAGCTGCGTATCTGCTGAGTCTTGCGCAGCAGCGCAGCATGTTGGAGCGTGGAGGTTCTCGCGCGTTGGGCGCACTTGGCCCCGCGGGCGCTGCGGTTGCTCCTGCTATGACTCAATCACTGTTACCAGCGAATCAGTAATGCACGCTTCAATCTGCCGTCTGGAAGTTTGTTTGTGATCCATCGACCGGCGGGCCTTGCGATACACAGCAAAAACGCGGCGACAAAACTTTTCAAGAAAATACCAATCGCGAGTCCCATATGGCTAACGTAGCTCCTCCAGGTTTGGCGACATTTACATACCCGACGAGCGTACTCGTTAACGGGGTGCCGACGATTGTCCAACTGCCAGCCGCAGGGTATCGGCTGTTTACCTACGACGCAGGAACCACAAACCCGCGTACAACGTGGAGCAACGCAGGCGAGACGGTTGCAAATGCTAACCCGATCATTCTAGACGCGAACGGGCAAGCGCAGATTTTTTATCGCGGCAATTACAAGCTCGAACTGCGGCAACCCGTAGCCCTTGGCGGCGCGGTTATCTGGACCGTGGACAATTTCAACGTCCCAGACCCTAGCGCATCTAACTCGATCCAGTTTGCCAACGGTACGGCCGCAACGCCCTCAATTCGATTTGCGCAGGCCACTAGCTCTGGCCTGTACTCTCCGGCCGCCAATCAGGTGGCAATGTCTGTCAGCGGTCTACAGACGATGCTGTGGGCCGCGGGGAACGTCGGCATTGGCGGAACCCCTACGCAGAAACTGGACGTATTTGGGACTGCGCGTATTCAAGGCACGACCACGATTACTACGGGCGGACTGGCGATCACTGCCGGAGGCGCGACCATTACTGCTGGCGGTCTGACCGTTGCCGCTGGCGGTGCTGCAATCACTGGCAATAGCATGGTAGCCGGCACGTTTGGCGTGACTGGAAACACCACGATCAGCGGCGGCACGTTTGCGAGCCGTGGATTTACCGACAACGCAACTGCTGCCGCATGGAATATTGATAGCTCGGGCCGGCTGCGGAACAACGGAAACACGCAGATTAGTTTTTCTGCGCGAAGGACAACGACTGCAGCATCGGGGCAGATTGTTTTCCCTGATGTTTCTTTTGCCGGTGGGCACAACATCGGCAGCATGTACGACACGGCTACGGGAACTGCAACCGTACCATCAGGACAAGGGGGAAATTATCTGGTCATGTTTGGCGCTCATTGCAGCGTGTCGGGCAGCGGCGCAAACGTCACCACTGAACTTCGAGTCAATGGCTCTGCGATTTACTCGCGGAGTTTTGGCGGCAACGATGTAGGAGCAACATCAGGCATTTCCATTAACAGCGTTTTGAGTTTGACAGCGGGGGATACTGTGACAGTGAACGTAGTAACCCTAACAAACGCGACGATTGCCTCTTTTGCCAATTTTGCGATGCGCCAGGTTGGGTAAATGGACTTGCACATCGCTGAAGTGTTCAAGCGCTACGCGGCGGAAGCGTTTGGCCTTGTAGGTGCGTTGCTCGGTTTGAGCTTCCTCGAAAAGCTGACCGTCATTGCTGTTTTGACCGCTATTGTGGCCGGTGCCGCGTTTGCGATTGTTGGCGCACCGATCATCGTCCACTACGTCAACCCGCCGACTGCGATCCGTGACCACGTTCTAGCCGGGTGTGCGTTGATCTTGGGGCTAATCGGTTTCCTGCTGGCCGGTGCCATCCATGCGAGTGCAGCGCACATGCGGCACTGGTTGCCGGATTTCATTCGCAAGATGATCGAAAAGCGGGGGGGTGTCTGATGATTGCCTCCGTTATGTACCTGCTGGCGTGCGTTATCGTGGCGATTCTCGGGATTAAGTCGCTCAGCAGAATGAGCCGCAGAACACAACACTTGCGCCGCTTTGCGTTTGTTTTGATGACGGCAGGCGCACTTGTTCCTGTGGCGGTTTTGTTAAATCATGCGGCGGCTGTTATCACGACAGCAGAAGCTGCAAAGGCACTGGAGGCGGTTAGCGCATCGGCGCAAGTATCAGGCACCTTCTTTGCGGTAGGGCTTGCTTTTCTGCTGACTGTTGGAGCTCGGGGGCAATAATGGACTTCGACGCCGCGTTTGCCATTTTGCTAAAGCACGAGGGCGGGTTTTCGGATCACGCGGCCGATCCTGGTGGGAAGACCCGGTACGGAATAACTGAAGCTGTGGCGCGGGAAGTTGGCTACCGTGGCAACATGGAAGAATTGCCGCTTGATCTTGCAAGGCGAATATATTTTGATCGGTACTGGACACCATGCCGAGCCGATGATTTGCCTGGACCGCTTAGGTATCCGATGTTCGATGCCGCCGTTAACAGTGGAGTTCGTGCTGCGGTTAAGTGGCTACAACGCGCAGTAGGGTCTACGGTTGACGGAGTTATCGGACCGGAAACGATTAAAGCTGCAAACATGGCAGATGTTGATCGAGTTCGAGTGTGGATGATCGCCGACCGCCTTCGCGCAATGACGTGGATGAGCGGCTGGCCATCGTTTAGCCGAGGATGGGCGCGGCGTATTTGCGACGTTCTAGAACAATGAACTTGCTTGCGTTCCTTGCCGGGCCGTATCGTATGCTAGGTGCATTGCTTGCGGTGCTGCTGGCTTTGGGTGCCGTTTATATAAAAGGATACAGCGACGGTAAAGAAGCGGTAACGAAAGACTGGCAAATTGAGAAAGACGCGCTGGCAGATGCGCAGTCTCACACGCTGGCGGCTGCGATTGACAAAGCCAACGAATTGCAACGCAAGAAAACGGAAGCCGAGGCCACCTATGCGCAAGCCCTTGCAGACCGCGACCGCCGTATTGCTTCCCTTGCTGCTAGTAGCCTGCGCGACGCCGCAGCCTTGCGTGCTGCCGGAACTGCTGCCGATTCCCTCACCGCCTGCCGTTCCGATGCCGCCATCCTCCGGGACGTACTCAGCGGAGTTGATGAAGAAGCGGGAAGACTGGCGGCGGCTGCTGACGCAAGAGCCGACGAAGTAAGTGTGCTTTTGGAGGCATGGCCAAATGCCGCCTTGGGTCGATGACGAACTGCTGGCGATGTGGCTTGTGCTGCTGGCCTGCGCGTTTGTTCTGATTGAGTGGTAAGTTCACTAATTGCACATGTTCACGTTTCGTGGATAGACGAGAAAACTGAACGCGATTGGTGGCGTGTATGGGATTCTGGCTTCTTCTATGTGTGACGCTTGCCTACGCATGGATTGCCATTGAGTCCCTTATGAAAGGCCCGACAACGCAGGCAATCATCTTCGCCGGATACGCGCTGGCGAACATCGGCTTCTTGATAGCAATGTGGCGCGAGCAATGAACGTCACGCCGAAAGTGCTCAAGTCCTCGTACTTTCATTTGCGAGAGTTGAAGCCTTTCAATCGCTGGTATCTGCCAGAAGCGAGCGAAGTGTCATTCGGAATTCTCACGGGAACCGACCACGCCGTATACATGTTGGACAGAAAGCACCGAATAGAAGTAAATGCTGAAACGCACACGACACACGAGCAGATTCTAATGAGCGTGGCTCACGAAATGATTCACTTGCGGCAAAACGAGCTGGGACGCCTCCCAGTGACGCGCAACCCGCATAACGCCGACTTCAGGCGTATGGCTCGGCAAATATGCCACGAGTTCGGGTGGGATGTGCAAATCTTTTAGGTGACCTGTGCCAAATCAAAAACTTGATACCTCATTAGCAGTCGAAGCGACAGAAGCTATTAAACGATACGGTACTCAAGTCGAGGCGGCAAGAATGCTCGGCATCAGCAGGGGGGCATTGCAAAACAGGTTGCGTTCGGCAGATCAATACGGCGTTGCAGATTACGTGCGCACCGTGCACGGGCGAAAGCATTTTCGCTTGGACGATGGCTACCTGATCGTCGGATCGGATGCGCATTTCTGGCCTGGTCTTGAGTCTACTGCGTACCGAGCCTTCATGCGATTCTGTGAAGAGCTGCGGCCAACCGCCGTAATTCTGAACGGCGACGTGTTCGATGGGGCTTCAATCTCACGTCATCCGATGATGAACTTTGAAGAACGGCCTAGCGTGGTGCAGGAACTCAAAATATGCGAGGAACGACTAAACGCAATTGAGTCTGCCGCACGCACAAAAAATCTGTTCTGGACTATTGGAAACCACGACTCGCGGTTTGAGTCGTTCCTTGCCAACAACGCGCCAGCGTATAACGGCGTAAAGGGCACGACGCTTAAAGATCACTTCCCGATGTGGGCACCTGCCATTTCTTTGTTCGTGAACGACGATCTAGTCATCAAGCACCGATGGAAGTCAGGTATTCACGCGCCGCATAACAATACGTTGTGGGCTGGACGCTCAATCGTCACCGGGCACCTGCACTCGCAGAAGGTTTACCCGATCAGCGACTACAACGGCACGCGCTGGGGCGTTGATTGTGGGACGCTGGCTCAGCCGTATGGGCCGCAATTCGTCTACACCGAAGACGCGCCGGTTAACTGGCGCAGTGGCTTCGCAATCATTCGCTACAAAGCTGGCCGGATGCTTACACCTACTTTAGTGCGGGTGGTGGACGAGGAAAGTGGCGAAATAGAGTGGGGCGTAGAGACGTTCAAGGTTTAAGGGGCCGAAGCCCCGTGGGTTAGAACCAGATGCTCACGTGACCGCCGCCAATCTTTGATAGCAGTTCTTCGCTGATCTCGATGGCGTCGAGTTCTTCGTCAACAACAACTTCCACTTCGTTGTTCTCGGTCATGGCAGTTTCTTTCTAGGTGCGGGCTGAGTTCCGCCGCCCGCTGCGCGGTTATTTCATATTCCTACCAATCTCAGCCGCAGCGCGGGTAATGGAACGGCGGGTGGCTGCGCATGGGTCTTTGTCCGATGAATCGGCGTGTCGATAACCGTCACGCACCGCGTACCACAAGTTCAACTCCACCGCCAACCGCAGCGCATCTGAGTCATATATCAGCGGACTCCATCCATACGCTTTATCGCCATCGTTCACAACCGCATAATTTTCCTGCGCCCAACGCTTAATCGTTAACCCGGCCGCCTTTGCGGCAAGTTCGAGCAATTCTTTGTCACTCATTGCAACCCCATCGCAGCACTCAGCCGCTTTCTATTCCTGTAGTTCACCTGCCGCTCACGATCAGACAATCGTGGCCGCTTTGCATCAGTTTTTTCGCCAAGGCCGTAAACCTTGATGCACGACCGGCCGTGTGCGTCTCGATCCCATGCCGCAATGTAGATCACGCCTTCTTTGTGCAGCGCAGCCAAATATTCCCGCGTGGTCACGTAGTGCAAGCCGGTTTCGTCGCACACTTCGCGGATGGTAGATGGGCCGTCTGTAAGGCAGCGCAGCATCTTGGCGAAGCTGAGAGCGTTAACGCGGATCACTGCTACCCACTTTCACGATCGTCTAGCCACTGCAAGAACCCGGCCAACTCAGGGTATTTCTCCTGAAACTCCTTGCTGGCTGCTTCGTTCAGCCACCGCACTCCGTTCTCTAAATCGCCTTGCAGACGTGACGAATACTCGTCGCTGATCGCCTCACGCTCTGCTGCGGCAACTAGAGCGGCGAAGCGTTCAGTTTCTGATGCACTCAATCGCCATTCGCCTTCTGCATCATATGTCAGCATGCCGTTGGCAGACTCCCGTGCCATGCGGATGATACTTTCCTTATCCATTCTTTCCATCCTTCTTGTTTTGCCGGGTAGGATGTGCTCCGAACCAGTACGGTATCGACTCAATCGGCCAGACTCCATCGACCTTGCTAGCGTCGTTAAATCTGATGGTGTCCGGGTAGTAACGGTATGCGTACCCACTGGGCGGAACCGGCTCGGCCTGCTGCGCTAGTGCGGCGAAACGGGAAAGATTGCCAAGAGTTAATAAATCAGACGGGTCTTCAATAGACCCTCCAGCCTCCCGCGACCATTTGACGATGTCTTTGATGTTTATGACCTCCCCTCCGCCCGCACATGGCGGTGCGATGTAGAGTGGCAACGCCCTGTGCTCGTCCGTGAAGTCCGCAGGGTTATCAGTCACGCAAACAGACTTGCCGTCAAGCGCGTAAACCATCCACGCCACTGGCTCAACCGGCTCTGCCTTCATCAACGCAATCGTCATGGCTTGGTCTGCTGCGACCGCTTCCCAGTCTGTAGGCGGCTCCTGTACCAGCTGTACCAGTGCGGCACGGAGGGCTACTGACGCTTTACGTTCGGCTTGCCACTGTTCGCATCCCGGCTGCGTGTGTGTCTTGTCCAACGTCTCTAGCGCTTGCTGGGCTGCTTTGTAAAGGTCACTCATCATTCCTCCGTCAAAGACTGCGACGATTCCGTGTATTAACTGTGCCGTAGCCATTGCCGTAGCCATAGCCATAGCCATTGCCGTTGCCATAGCCGTAGCCATAGCCATCGCCATAGCCGCCGCCATAGCCGCCGCCATAGCCGTTGCCACCGCCATTACCATAGCCATTGCCGTAGCCATAGCCATTGCCATCGCCATAGCCATAGCCATAGCCATCGCCATTGCCACCGCCATTGCCATTGCCTTTGCCATAGCCATAGCCATAGCCATCGCCATAGCCGTAGCCGTTGCCGTAGCCGATTGGCCTAAACATCACATACCCCAATCGTCTGCAACAGGGATACAAAAGATTTCTGCCGCTTCTGGCAAATCAACATCATCAATCTTCCTCAGATCGGCTTTTTGCGTTTCAACCATTTTTGCAAATCCAATCGACTCCCACTTGAAAACATGCACGGCGCGAGACAGCCTAATCCGGCCATTCTCTCGGGTAACGTCGCCTGCAAAAATCCAGCCGCGATCAACAACGACAACAGCCCGACTTCCGGTCGGAACAGAATCAGCGCGGACATAATCAATGCCGTTTACAGTGATGGTGTTCATTTAATTCCTTTCGTTTGTGGAGACTGCAAAATAACCCCGCCTCATGGCTGCGTCAATCTAACTGTTGCGGATATACAACGCTGTGATTGTGTCTGCCAGCGCATCCATCTCGCTGTACCGAGCATTCCGCCACGCTGATTTGTCGCCGTGGATTCCGTGCGTTCCGCGATGATGCTCTGGGCAGGCGCAGATTGCCAACGCATCGCTGCCACGCTGGGCCATGCCTTGATCCTCTCGGAGATGATGGATTTCCCCTGGCGTTGCGCCTAGACCCAAGTGCAAACAGAGAGAGCAGCCGCGCTCGGCAACGCGGCTTAGGTGGCGTTTAATGCTCATTAGAACGGGATTCCATCGTCCGGCGCGGATGCCTTCTGCGGCATTTGCTCACGCGGGCCATCGGATTGCTTCAACTTTGCCGACAGGCTGAAAAACGCGCCGCGTGCGCCCTGTTTCTCCCATGCGGCAATCTCGTACAACTGCCCGCCGATCATCAGATCGCCACGGTAATCCGGCCGCTTTTCGTTGCCTTGCTTGTCATTCTTAAACAGACTGCCGCCGCCATCTTTTTGCACATATGCCATGCTCAAACTCCTTCGGTTACTTGCCGGAAAATGGCCTCGACTTCGGCCAGGAATTGTTCTGCTGCTTGCTCTACCGCCGCAATCTGATCTGCGGTCGGCTCAAACCGGCGGATGAAAATACGCTGCTCGCGCACCTTGACGCGCGGATCGAACGCAACGAAATCAACGAAACGTCGACGAGTGCAAGCAAGCTGCGCCAGCATTTGCGGCTGATGCTCCACCGGCACCACGCCAGCGGCCCGCCAGTTGACATATGTAGTCGTGGTCGGGCACTTAATCTCGACCAGACCATCCGTGCCGAGTAGCCGGTCAGGCGTTGCGCCGAAAAACTCGATTGACGGATGCGGGAAGAAGCCGCAGTCGGTTAGCAGCGCACCGCTGACTTCCTCATACGCTGCTGCCGCTTCCTGTTCGCAGTCGATGCCGTGCTGCATTGCAGGGCTGACGAAATGATCTAGCGCCCCGTCGAGCATGCGCTCGGCTACAAGCTCCGTCGCGTATTTCCGCCGCGCCTCGGCAGGCTGGCCGTTTTTTAGCGTGGCGAGAACGTCTTTCATGCGACTAGCAGTAAGCCAGCCGATGCGCTGGCGAACCCATGCCGAGGACTGCTGCGGGATCATTTGCCCTCCGCGTTGGCGTTAGCCCACTGCATCACCATGGCTTGCGCTATACCGTCAAACGTCTTGCTCCGGTCGCGCTTCCGTGTTAGCGAAGGTGGCATCTTCCAAATCCGCTGTTCCCTTCCTTCCACTTCGTTGGTCGGTTTCAGCGGCTCCAAATTGTGCAAGGCAAATCCGGTCTTCTTTGTTTCGCCGTGACCATGCTCATACGGCTGCACATAGCAAACCGGTGCGTTCAGGTGCTGGTAAATCACGCTTACGGGGTTCTCAAGCGCAACCTTGTCGCCGTGCTGCTTTGCCAGTTCCCATAGCCCTACCGTCCAAGCTATTGCTTGTTCGCGTTTGTGGTGCATCGGCATCCCGCGTCCATACCAGCGGTTCCCGCTCACAGCCATAGCCGTGCAGTCCGGGTGCAGAATAATCAACCCCCACCGCCTGCTAGGTATCACTTCGAGAATGTCCTGCTGGTAATGCCAATCAGGGTTCCCACGAGTCGGCGCAAGATCGCACGAGTACGCTTCATGCCCTGCCGCCCGCAGTGCCTTGGTTATCGTCTGGCTTTCTTCGCAGCCAATCAAAGCCGGGATAACACGGCGGTCAACACTGCCGCCTGACATTATTTCTCCTCCGCAAGTTTTATTGCGTTATTTAGCCGATCAACTATCCCAATAGGTACGTCGTACTCACTCCAATACTCGGCACACTCAGATAATTCTTTGCAAACCTCCAGTAGTTGCGCACCCTTCCTGCGCTGCAACCATAACGCCGTTACCGTTGCAAGGATTGAGTAGGCGGCATACGCTGGTTCTTCAATCGTTTCTCCGTGTTCAAGCTGTGTTGAAATAATCGCAGCGTGACGACTTGCTCTACAAGTAATCATGCTTTCTCCAATTCAGCTTTACGCGCATCTTTAACCGACGCATACCGCGCTCGCAGGTTGACTGGAATGTCCTTCCACGCCGCCGCCAATTCGTCAACGGTCTTGGCAGTCTTCAGCCGGCCAACAGTGACGGGGTCATGCGTGAACGGATCGGGCTGTTCATCAGGCCGCTTGTCCTTCGATGCATTATTGCCGTCATCGTCTTCGCTCGGCAGACCGACCGCCGTTTGCAGGCTGTATCGGCGCGTGTACGTAATGGCAGACCCGTAACCCTGCGCGTCTTGTTTAGATGCCGGAACGAAAAGCGGGCCGCACGAAAATTGTTCGCCGCTTTCGTGGATGATGATTGTCTCGATGGTCACGCCGCCGCTTGCCTCGCGGAACACCTGGACAAACCCGAGGCCATGCTTTGACAGCGCGGGCTTGATTGCCGAAACAACCGAAGCCAGGTCGGCGTATTTAGATTTAAAGTGCGGGTTTGTGCTGTCTTTGACCGCCGCAGAAATTTCAGATTGCGCCTTGACCAGCGCAGCAAACAAGTTTTTCATTCTGTCCCTTCGTGCGCGTTTTGGCGCATACGGTTAAGCCATTCTTCATATTCCTGCTGCTGTTCATCTGTCATAGCTGGCCCACAAAATCCCGAGGAAGATTCCAAGAAAAATGCCGGTCAGAAAAAGCATTAGGCCGATCAGCACTTCAATCATTTTTTCCTGCCTGACCCGAAAACACAAGAAACCGTGCCGGAATTCAACACCATGAGTGCAATTCCGTTGCTTTTTGCACACGCCTCGATGTGCGCCCGTGTTTCCGCATTGCTGGTTGCGCGTTTTTCGTTGGCGCAAACCAAACTGGCATATATCCAAATGCCTGGCGTAACGACGGCCGCACCGACTAAAGACCAGACGATTCGATGCGCCATAGCGCCCTCATGATGGCTCGGAACAGGAATACAAACGCCAGCGCAATCGGAAACGAGACGCCTAGAAAAGCAACGCCGAATATCACGTCAAGAGCGTCCACGGATCACCAGATTACGAAGTGCAAGTTCAGCCGCTACAAGTTCTGTGTAAACGGCATCGGTCTTGCGTTGCTCGGCAAGTCGGAACGTCTTTCGAACGTCTGTTTGCGCTGCCGGAACGTAACGAAACTCGTTCGAAAGGATCGACGTTGCGGGTGCGGTAGATCGAAGCGGTTTCATTGCATCAAATCCACAATAACCATCCAGCCAAGGACGGCACATCCGATCACAAAAAACGCGGTAAGGCCGATCAACTCAATGACCTCGCGGCGACGCAGGTAACGTAACTTCATTCGCAATCCCTTTCAAACTGACGGCGCAATTCTTCGATTCGGCAGTGGTGCGCCTTGACGGCCGCAGATGCAACCTCCGCGCACCTAGCCAACTCGTGATAGTTAGACGATGCCTCGGCTGTTGCTCTAGACCATTCGGCCGCAGCTTCGCGGATCACCGAATCAGGCGCTCTGGCTAAAAGCCTGATTCGGTGAAGATGCTCGGCAGCGTCTTGAATGCTGCGAGCCTCAACGTAGGCGGTTGCGGCCTCTGTAAGCGCAATAAAGTGATTCACGCATCCTCCCGATCAATCTGCATCAGGTAATCGATGCGCCGGTCGCGCTCGATCTCAGCTTGCTCAAGTCGGTATTCGTCTACGACGTCAACATCGTGCGATTCGGCCAGCGACTCGACAACGGCCCGCATTTGACGCTCAAAAATCTCCAGCAGGCCCGCCGCATTGCCAGCGGCAGCGGCTAAAACCATTGCCTCGGCAGTTTTTGCGTCGATGCCGTCGAAAGTGATATCGGTCACGTTGTCTAACAGAGGCTTACGGCCGATGCTGAATGCCGGGTTGCGGCGCATTTCTCCAAGCCAGTTTTCTACGCGCTGGGACAGAAGGCGGTCACGCAGTTGAGTGGTCATTTCGTTTCCTTGTTTGCGTTGCGATAACCGAATAATGAGGCACGCCTTATGGGCTGTCAATAGGCAAACCGAATTATTTCCGCGTGCGTTGCGAATTTACAACGGCCAATTCAGTGCTTGCTTTTTTTCTGGCTGACGTGTGAACATTCGGTTTCCCAAACACACAAGGAAGCACATGACACCCGATCAAGCGCTCGAATACTTTGGCAGCAAGGCCGAAATCGCCCGCGTGCTGGAAGTGACTCCTCCTTCTGTTGTTGAGTGGTTCCAGGCCGGAGCAATCCCTGAGGGACGGCAGTATCAGCTTGAACTTGCTACGCAGGGAGACCTAAAGGCAGACAAGCCAGCGAATCGAAAGGCGTGATATGTGGCCCCCGCCTAGAGAGATAAAAGTCACATCTGGTCTAAAAATGAAGGACCTTAGGACCAGTTTTAAGCAGGAATTTGCAGATTCGGAAAAGGCTAGCAATCAAAAAACCGCAAAAACTAGCACGATGAAGGATGACGTATTAGCGGTACTGGTTGAAGAAAGAAGATGGCTTAGTGCCAATGAAATTTGTGCAATTTTGCGCAGGAGTAA